AACAGCCTCCACGAATGCCGATTTGCCAACGGTGTTCACACTGCGAACGTAAAAATAATAATTATGGCCCGGCCTGATATTGATACTGGCGGCTATCCAGTACAGCGCCGTGCCAAGATAGCGTGCTGTGGTTTCAACCTGCCTGATATCCGCAATCCGCTTTTCCGAGAACCAGAACTCAAACTGTACCGTCGGATCATAAACCGCAAGATGCGGCGTGGCGGTTATCTGAAAATAGCCCGGCGTCAGCTCAATCCGCGACGGCGCTGCCGGTGCGGCAATCCGGAACGATACCGACGCCGGATCGCCCTGCTGCCCCCACGCATTTACTGCCCGGACTGTCAGCCTGTAGTTCCCCAGAGCCAGTTGTGTGAAGCGGTAAGTGGTTTCCGTCGTCCGGGCCGTGCTGACCAGCCGCTCACTGCCGTCATCCGCTGCCACGGTCAGGCGAAGCAGGAAGCTCACGCCCTTCACCACCTTCGGCGTGTCCCAGCGGGCCAGCACCTGGTATTCCCCGCTGTCTGCGGTGACTTCGGCGGTCAGATGCTGCACCGCTGGCGGCGTGACACCATTCACCGTGCCGCTCTGGTTCGGGTAGCACTGTTTCACATCGATGATTTCGGTGTATGACGACCAGAGCGTTTTGTTCTGCAGCTGGTCTGTGGTGCTGTCCGGCGTCATCCTGCGCATCCGTATACTGAACGGGCGCGGCGGCAGGTTACCCACCACCACCGAGGCCAGATACTGCGAGGTGGTTTTGCCCTTAATGGTGATGTCTTTTTCCGTCACCCAGCCACCATTACGCTGTATCTGAACCAGCAGGCGGACTTCCGACGGATTCCTGTCCCCCTTTGAGGTGGTTTCCACCAGTGCCTGCACGCCGAAGGTAAAACGCAGTCGGTCAATGTTTGCCGACGTGATGGCCCGGGTGATCGGCGTGTCGTATTTCACTTCCGTACCCAGCACCGTCTCGGAGCCGGAGGATTCAAATCCCTCCGGCGGTGTCTGCTCCTGCTCACCGGCCCGGAACACCACCGTGACGCCGGAGATGTTGGTATTCCCCTCATTGAAGCCTGCCGTCGGAGACTAACGTCAGAAAAGAGAGCATATACATCAATCCAAAGTGATGATGGATGAACATCCCGGTTTCTTCCACCATCACACCGGAAAAGCGACTATGAGGGTAACCCTGCGTCTGTCAGCACAGTAAAACCCGGTGTGCATCGTTTTTGATTATTCCCGCACACTCACGCATAAGGAATTCCCCGTCGGGCTACGGTCATGGTTAATGCGGGAATACGGCGACGATACAGCGCAGCTAAAAGGGTAATAGACGGATAGACCGGTTTATTTCATTCCACAGGATTCTGAGTGTCCCCAACTTCCTCCAATAGTCTGAGCGTACACCTATATAGTTTTAATTTTCATCAATCCATTTAACTATCGTTTAATTGTTGTCACATAGGATTCTGCCATTTTTAACAATGCAGGATAATAAGATGAAAAAAATGTTGTTTTCTGCCGCTCTGGCAATGCTTATTACAGGATGTGCTCAACAGACGTTTACTGTTGGAAACAAACCGACAGCAGTAACACCAAAGGAAACCATCACCCATCACTTCTTCGTTTCGGGAATTGGACAGGAGAAAACTGTTGATGCAGCCAAAATTTGTGGCGGCGCAGAAAATGTTGTTAAAACAGAAACCCAGCAAACATTCGTAAATGGATTGCTCGGTTTTATTACTTTAGGCATTTATACTCCGCTGGAAGCGCGTGTGTATTGCTCACAATAATTGCATGAGTTGCCCATCGATATGGGCAGCTCTATCTGCACTGCTCATTAATATACTTCTGGGTTCCTTCCAGTTGTTTTTGCATAGTGATCAGCCTCTCTCTGAGGGTGAAATAATCCCGTTCAGCGGTGTCTGCCAGTCGGGGGGAGGCTGCATTATCCACGCCGGAGGCGGTGGTGGCTTCACGCACTGACTGACAGACTGCTTTGATGTGCAACCGACGACGACCAGCGGCAACATCATCACGCAGAGCATCATTTTCAGCTTTCGCATCAGCTAACTCCTTCGTGTATTTTGCATCGAGCGCAGCAACATCACGCTGACGCATCTGCATGTCAGTAATTGCCGCGTTCGCCAGCTTCAGTTCTCTGGCATTTTTGTCGCGCTGGGCTTTGTAGGTAATGGCGTTATCACGGTAATGATTAACAGCCCATGACAGGCCGACGATGATGCAGATAACCAGAGCGGAGATAATCGCGGTTACTCTGTTCATTGCTGACCCCACAAACAGATTTCACGCTCAATCTCACGACGAGTCATGAGACCTTTCCATTGCTTACCGCCAGCATATGTCCAGCGACGTAGCTGATCACATGCGCCTTTGATATCGCCCTGGTTTATTTTGCGAAGAAGCGTCGATGTTCTGAAATTGCCAGCACCCACGTTGTAAACGAATGAGTAAAGAGCGCCGCGCATTGTTTCCGGTATATCGACTTTGATGTACGGGTTAATTTGTCTGGCGACCGTGGCAAGGTCTTTATTCAGGAGGGCTTTGCATTCTGCTTTGGTATACGTTTTACCGAGCATGATGTCTTTTCCTGTATGCCCGTGACATACAGTCCATACACCAACAATATCTTTGTATGGTATGTAGCTGACACCTTCCAGACCATCGTTACCACTTGGGCCAGTAATTAACACTGATGCTATAGCAATTGCTCCGCCACCAATAGCAGCAGCAACGGCTTTTCGTAATGATGGAGGCATTATTCACCTCTCGCAGCCTTGCGCTTATCTTCTTTAATCTTGAAATAAAGGTTTGTCAGGTACGTCAGCAGGCCAAATACCAGGCTACCCAGCACACCTATTGCTGCCCACTGTGAGGGCGTGACTTTATCGAGCAGCTGTAAAAACCAGTAACCGGCACTACCTGCTGAGGTGCCATAGGCGACACCCGTTGTTAACTTATCCATGGATTTCATAACCCCACCTCGCAGACAAAGCGGGTGTAAATTGAGGGAATACAACGTATCGCAAAAAAGCAGAAACGTAACAGACTCGGAGTCAGTGAATAACTCAGGTATTGAGTTATCAGCTAATATCGAGACTCAAAAAATGGAAAAACCAGCTCGACGGCGGGTTTAAGCTGTGTGACGAAGTAACCACTCTTAACAGCATAACCAATTTTTTACGTACGTAAACCACTGAATGATATTTATGAGAATGCTACCGAGTGTTCAAAACACCACCACAAATACATAAGAAAACCTCAACAAATAACCAACAAATAATTTCCAGTGTTATTTTTAGCCGATTTAAATTGAACCTTCAAATTATAGAGCACTTATAAATAACAGCTGTTAATATAAATTGGCTAATAGATTTATTTTTATTCAGCCAAGAGCTATGAATAGGATTCGATAGAAAAAAGTTCAGATAAAAATAGAGATCTACTTCACAAATCAAACGAGAAACCAAAACTTACATCTTGAAATAATCACATTGATTAGATGAATATTTATCGCGCAGTGACATCATTTTTTAATAATAGTTCAAAAAAAAGGGCTCACGATGAAAAAATTAACAGTGGCAATTTCTGCTGTAGCTGCATCAGTACTGATGGCGATGTCTGCTCAGGCAGCTGAAATTTATAATAAAGACAGTAACAAGCTGGATCTGTACGGGAAAGTTAATGCCAAGCACTACTTCTCCTCTAATGATGCAGATGATGGTGATACTACTTATGCCCGTCTTGGCTTCAAAGGTGAAACCCAAATCAACGATCAACTGACTGGTTTCGGTCAGTGGGAATATGAATTCAAAGGCAACCGCGCTGAATCTCAAGGTTCCTCCAAAGACAAAACCCGTCTTGCATTTGCAGGCCTGAAATTCGGTGACTACGGCTCAATCGATTACGGCCGTAACTACGGTGTAGCATACGACATCGGTGCGTGGACTGACGTTCTGCCAGAATTCGGTGGCGATACCTGGACCCAAACAGATGTGTTCATGACTGGTCGCACCACTGGTGTTGCAACCTATCGTAACAACGACTTCTTTGGTCTGGTTGATGGTCTGAACTTTGCTGCTCAGTACCAAGGCAAAAACGATCGTAGCGATTTCGATAACTACACTGAAGGTAACGGTGATGGCTTCGGTTTCTCTGCTACCTATGAATACGAAGGATTCGGTATCGGTGCAACTTATGCGAAATCTGATCGTACCGACACTCAAGTTAATGCAGGGAAAGTTCTTCCTGAAGTATTTGCTTCCGGTAAAAATGCAGAAGTTTGGGCCGCAGGTCTGAAATATGACGCTAACAACATTTACCTGGCCACTACCTATTCTGAAACCCAGAATATGACTGTATTTGCTGATCACTTCGTTGCTAATAAAGCCCAAAACTTCGAAGCTGTTGCACAATATCAGTTCGATTTCGGTCTGCGTCCGTCCGTTGCTTACCTGCAATCTAAAGGTAAAGATCTTGGAGTATGGGGCGATCAGGACTTAGTCAAATATGTTGATGTAGGTGCAACCTATTACTTCAACAAAAATATGTCTACTTTCGTTGATTACAAAATCAACCTGCTTGACAAAAATGACTTCACTAAAGCACTCGGTGTAAGCACTGATGACATCGTTGCTGTAGGTCTGGTTTACCAGTTCTAATCTGATTACGAAAAAGATATGTTGCGGGAGGCGTTGCCTCCCCAACATATAAGTGGCTCCCTCAAGCCACTTCCTTTAGAAGCACAACCTTGCTTCTAACTATATAAACCTTCTGTTATATATTACCCTTTATTTTTGGGGGCGTCTCAACGCCCCATTTTTAATAATTTTTAGTAAACAATTGGCATATTAATTAGAGTTATTAACAACGATATCCATCTCTAACCGGATATCTAATGCCATTAACATCCCTTCAATTATGCCCTCAGCCTTCTGTAACCTTTTCCCGATATAACCATCAGAGCAGCAATGCTTACCTGCCAGTGACATGAATGTCATACCGACTACATAATAATCTACTAATAAATCGTGCAAATCGCTGTTGTTCTTTTTCAGACGGGCCATGCACCCGCAAATGATCATCGCGTCATCGTCACAACATTGCGGGCGAGATTTTACTTTTGAAGGAATTAATCCCTTAAAACCGGCGGCAATGGACGACCAGGTCACATCTTCATGATTATTAGCCGCCCACGCTCCCCAACGCTCAAGAACCATCTGAATATCACGCATCAACTTACTCCACAAAAATCAGACCAGAACGCCAATCACAAGCAAAAATCAACAAAACAGTATTAGTTGATTGTTATCTCTGACTTCATACTCCTGCTCCTGTCAGGGTTTTGGCGTAATTCTTCAGTATTCGGTAATCGGTCAAAACAGAACCGGGGAAACGATATAAGCGCAGATGCCCCCAGCGGTGGCGAAGAAGTTCTGCCATATAAAACTCAAACATCATTCATTCCCCATTTCGGTGATGGTCAGTTCCAGCCTCCCACCTTTGGTAACAGGCATCTTCACAACGCGGTAATCAACGACCTGAGCATCATCCAGCCAGAAACCTGCTTTAGTGAGTGCGTCAAAAGCGGCTTTTTGCAGATTATCCAGGTCACGGCGACGGCGATCCGGCATGTGGCACTCAATGCGGATTTTCACAGGCATAGCCAGGCCGATATCCAGCATTGCGTTTTTAATGATTCGGGCGACGTTATCGCGGTATGCCTGCCCCTCTGCGCTGATGTGCGTGCGCCCGCGATTATGGCGGTAATAGCGATTATTGCTCGGAGGCCAGGGTAATGTGATGCTGTAGGTATTCACGCCTTAATAACCCCCTCTTTCAGCCAGATAACCTGTGTTCTCGCCATACCTTCCAGCGCGCATTCTTTTGCATATGCAGCATCGACAAAATGTGTGCGGCGGTCGATTTCGTCGTGGCAGGCAGAACATGCAATGGTGGCAATCAGGTCTGGCGGTTTGATACCGGTACCGCACAATCCAGCCAGCCGGATATGTGCCAGTACAGACGTTTCAGGGTTGCCATTACATACGCCAGGGATTCTTACCTGGCATTCCCGACCACGCGCTGCTTTTCTCAAATCAGCCATGACTCCTCCTTGCTGCCAGTCGCAACCATTTTTTATCAACCAAGCTGGCGGTATATCCGAGCAGTGTTGGTATTTCGGATGGCTTCAGCTCAGGTTTACGCTTACGACGATTTGGTACTCTGTAGATGTGTCCGTTCATGACACGAATAAGCGGTGTAGCCATTACGCCTCCTGCTTGTCGCGCAGCAGCTGAAACTCGCAGCTCTGTGGAATAGTCAGGTGGCAACCAATATTCATCGCCCAGGCTTCAACCTTACACAGGAAGACATACATCTCTCCGGTATCAAGATCGGAGGTATGGCGTAACGACTGGATAGTGGTGATATCACCGGTTACGACATCAACCAGGTCTTTGGTTTCATAACCGAGATATGTGTGTTTGAGAGCATCTTTTACCCAAGCTGGAGTAGCGAACGTTTTACCCTTGCTGATGAGGTATTCACTGATTTCGCTGTACCACATGTGGCTGAGTGCATTCTGGGAAAGACTGCGTCTCTCGCGCCACGGTTTAAGCACCATGCGAAAGCATTTGCCGTCCTCCAGATAAGGCTGGATCTGCCGACCGATAGCGGTGAAGTTACCGCGATGCAATTTGATACCATCTTGTGGGAGGTTCACGCTTCATCTCCGCAGAGATCAAACGCTGGATGCAAAATATCGCAGGTGCATTTCTGCATCTGTGAATGGAGAAGAGAGGTTGGATTGTATGTGCGCATAAACGTCCCCGTTTAGCGCAGAAGTCACCGGAGGAGTTCAAACTCCGGTGACTTAATTATGGCAAGTTGATTGTTGAAAATCAATTTAGTGGATTTAGGCGCAATACAAAGGATCATTAGCAGCTCTAATACCGCCCTGAATCGCAAGCCCTGTATGGCAATTTGACATTGAGCATGATTGCCATCTGTGCAAGGGACCTCCATTAATCGAAACTTCCAGCAGATCTTTATCTCCTTTCATCCTGACCCCTTCATACAACATATCAAGACGCTCAACAATCAATCCTGTTGGAGGTTCCATTTTTAGAACGAGGGCAAACTCTCCTGGCCCACGTCGTATTGTTATACGCGGGCCGGTACACTCCATATCCCAATTGTCTGATTTAGCTTTCCATTCATTTTCATCTATCAGTAAAGTCTCCTTACCAATAGAATTACAGAAAATTCCTGATAAAAGCATCGGTCCATGTGGTATGGGTGAAGGTTTCACAGAAAGAATGGGTTGTTCGTTGACTACAATCAAATTTTGACAGTTATGAAACGTCACTCCTGCAAATTTTACTGTTATAGGCTCATTATGAAAATCAAACATTTCATTTGCAAAACCAGCCTGTAAGCACTTGGGATTTCTGTCAGCTATTTCCACTGTCTGTGCTGAAAGTCTACCACGAGCTCTTTTTTGATTGCATTGGGAGCAAAGAAGTGTCATTCCATTCGGATCATGTATTTTGGCATCAACGAAGTCAGGTTTAAAATGCTCATAATCATAAAATCCAAATCCACAAATTACACAGCCAAAGCCGCACCTTTGCCTTATCTGACGTTTTATTGTCTCAGGTATTCTTCTTGAGAGCCCGTGTTTATTAATATTGTCCATATGGTTAGTACGCTATAAGTTTGTTTCTATAATTTTACCACAATAGATAAGTTTGTATCAGAAATCGCTATATGGAGTGAGCGGAATATTTATATTATTCATACAATTGCTCTCCCGTACGCAGCCCGCACTTCCGTCATCGCAGAATGACGGAAGCCTTACTAACTAGCGCCTTTATTGAAACAGATTCTGAGGTAAATGCGGCAATACTCGACTCCACTTATCATCCTGCCACGGCTGAAGTTTTACATGTGCCGTTTCTCGGGCGAGGATTGCTCGCGCTCTGTTGAGTATCTGGGGATATTCTTGCTCGATGGAAGTGAAGTGACCAGCCTCACCATGCTCCGCATCCTGAAGAAGATGAGTAACGTTCTGGTAGGCAATTAACATCACATTCCCTGCTCGCCATAACCAGGCGAGTGTGCAAAGTTCGTTATCAGTGAATTGTTTTGTGATTGGGAATTGTTGAACTGCTAGAACGAGAACGCCAGCATCCATTGGCAGTCCCTATAGTAAAACCATAGCTCAGGACGCTTCGTTCAGGATAGATACTTTTATTGTACTTACCTAACTTTCTTACTATAGCACGGTTGAAAAAGTGATTATTACTCAAAAATAAACCTCACCATCAACCATATATTTGAGAGTACTTATCGCCTGCTGGGCGGATATTGTTTTCATTAAAGGATAGTGTTTAAAAACAATGCCATTCATAAAATAGATATCACAGGTTTTATTATCTGTATTGATTATGATTTTTTCGAATGTTTTATAGGCAAGTGTACGACATAGCTCTCGCCCATTTTTACTGGTTAAGTCAATAGCATGAAAATCACCAAGTGAACTCACCGCTTTACTCTTCAAAGTTTTTAATGATACCGAAGCCCTTCGTAATTCCTTATCTAATACTCTGATTTTTTCTGCTATAGCGGTAACTTCAGGCGCGACAGACAATGCAACGATTAAATTATTAATTTTCATCTGAAGCTCAATAATTTTTAACTCTAAAGTTTCATTAGCATCTTTCTTGTTTTCAACTGGTTGAATTTTGCCACAATTAAAAAGCAATTCATTAATGATATTATAATCAACCAAATCTCTTTTTATTGATGGCCTGTCACATCGATGTAATCTTCTCATCGGACAAACATAATAGCCATGCAAACTTCCAGATACCGCATGAACAATCATGGTATTACCACAAGCCTCACACTTCATAACTGTTCGAAGTAGATTTATTAGCATAGGATTCTTGCTACTATTGCTAATACCAAAAGGTGCCAACCGAATTTCCTGTACAGCGTAAAACAAATCATCTGATATGACTCTGGGATAATAGCCAGCGATTTCACTTATCCCTTTCCCTCTTGCACGATATGAAGGTACGCATATACCTATCAGAGCTTTATTCGCTAATAATTTTTCAATTACAGAAGGCCCCCATGCACTTTCTTTTCCTGAGAAATTCTTTACAGCATGATCATTTAAATACTTGGCTATTGCATTCAATGAGCGCCTTTCCATCCTGAGTTTAAAAATTAGCTCAATAGTTTTCACCCTGTCGGGGTCTGGAACAAAGGCCGTTCTTTTGTCATCTAAGGAGAGCCATCTCGGACAAGACGCCGTCATAATCGTACCTGATTCCAGTGCATCCTGCCGTTTTTTCTTCCATGATAATTTAACCCGACTTGACTTTATCTCGCTTTCTTCATTTGCCCTTTGTGCTATAAGTATGGCTTTTATTAATGAATATGGCTCATTCAAAGAGTCAATATTATAGACTGTATTGTCGCAAAGAGTTATAACATCAATACCGTGATTCAAAATCAATTTCAGACGTTCAATCGCTTCACCGACTTTTTCTCTTGAAAGTCTGTCCAGACTTTCAACTAACAATGTAGTTCCTGGCAATATATAACCATGCTCTATAGCATCTAAAAATTCCGAAAAAGCTCCTGATTGTGCATGCTTTCCTTTGAATGCACTTAATCCTAAATCTTCATATGTTATGGTATCAAGATAATAATCACTATTTACCTTTAACCATTCAGCAATAAGTCTTCTCTGTCGGTTTAATGAGTCGCCAGACATCTGACCTGGTGATGAAAATCGCATATATGCTATGGCTTTTTTCAT